TCGTCGCCGAAGCGATTACGGATCAAATTGTCAGAATTGCAGAGAGCCAGACGATGAGTACAGATCCCAATGACCCAAAACCACAGAATGACCATCGCGGCCTCAGGTGTAAGGCATGTGGCGACCGTCGCTTTCGTGTTATTTACACGCGACCGTATCGCGGCGGCGGCCTGGTTCGTCGGCGGGAATGTCGACATTGTGGAAAGCGAATGACTACCCACGAGAAAATATTCGGGTAGAAAGAAATGGATGTAACTGCAGCGAGAATATTGGTTGTAGCAATAAAACAGCTGCCAAATGTCCTCGCCTTGACAGTATCGCCGGAAAATGGATACAATCACCAGCAGATAGTCCCTTTTGCTGGTATATTTATCCATGAGCAAAAAACAGCCGCCATCCCAAAGCCAAGCGTTCCACAGGGCCGAAGAACTGTTCCGGCAGCATGATGGCATGATGCGAACACAAGAGGCACTCCATGCAGGGATTCATCCTCGCACGCTCTACGCACTTCGGGACGCAGGGGTTTTGGAACCATTGAGTCGAGGCATCTATCGCCTGAGGGAGGCCGGGCCACTGGGCAATCCGGACCTGGTCATGGTAGCTATGCGAGCACCGGGCGGCGTGATCTGCCTCATTTCAGCGCTGGCGTTTCATGAACTGACTACGCAGATCCCTCACGAAGTTTATGTGGCCATGCCACGCGGAGCAGAACCACCTCACCTCGATTATCCACCGGTGCGGACATTCTGGTTCACAGGCAAGGCGTTTACCGAGGGCATTGAACGAAAACGGGTAGACGACATTGATGTTCGCATCTATAGTCGAGAGAAGACGCTGGCCGATTGCTTCAAATATCGCCACAAGATCGGCATGGACACCGTTCTTGAGGCTATCCGACTCTACAAACAAAGCGGCCATACGAAAATTGACGCCCTGATGCGGTATGCCGAAATATGTCGTGTGGCCAATCGTATTCGTCCTTATTCGGAAGCGATGCTATGACCAAGCGACCTCTCACAGATGTAGGAGCCTCCGTTCGTCAGCGACTTTATAACCACGCGCAAGCTTCGGGACGGTCGTTTCAGGAAGTATTGCAATACTTCGCGATGGAGCAATTCCTCTACTCTCTCGCAGACCATCGACGCTCTTGCGACATTTCTATTGCCTGTCGCCCATGCGGTCTATGAGAACCGTGCCTATTCTGCCCACTGGAATGCTCCAGGCTCATGGAAAGCTCTTGAAGACTGAGAAAGACACATTGTTTGCCAGGATTTGACCTGGTCGGCAGTGATTTTCTTAGTGGCATGTCTACCGGTGGAATGATTTTGCTCAACGGGCGATATTGCTCTTCGTCGGAGTAGAATCGCATGTATAACGGGAAGCTGACAACCTGACCGAGTGACATTGCCGGCTGATCACCGGCGATGAAACCAGCGCAAACCAACGGCATCGTGGTGCCACGACATCACGGCGCCGTTTTTGTTTGCGCTCGCCCGGAACGGTTGTCAAATATCGGAGGTTCACGATGGCCGACACATTGTCTGAGAAAATTGCTGAAAACGCTCAAGGGCCTTCAAAAGCATCCGGCGATTCGTTCAGTATGGAGCAACATCCGCTGCCCGACCAGATCGCCGCAGATCGGTATTTGGAAAGCAAGAAGGCATTTCGCGGCAAGGGACTCGGCATCGGCATGAAAAAACTTGTGCCGTCCGGAACGGACTGAGAACAAAGAAAAAATGTTCGGTTGGCTGAAAAATATCCGTAGCGATCAACAAGAGCGGCGCACGCTTCGAACGATGCACGTGCCGCTTCATGTCCGGAGTCGCTACGATGCCGCGGCGACAACCGATGAGAACCGCCGACACTGGGCGAATGCCGATTTCCTGTCGGCCGATGCCGCCAACAATCCACAGGTACGACGGACGCTCCGCAGTCGCGCCCGGTACGAGGTGGCCAACAATTCTTACGCCCGGGGCATCATTTTGACTCTGGCCAACGATTGTGTTGGGACTGGCCCACGGCTCCAGAGGCTCACCACGGAAGATCCGACCAATCGGATCGTTGAACGGGAGTTTTTACGATGGGCCGAGGCAATTTCTCTGCCTGATAAGCTGCGAACCATGCGGATGGCCCGGGCCGAATCGGGCGAGGCGTTTTGCATGTTCGTGGCCAATCCGAAAGTTGATTCGGCCGTCAAGCTTGACCTGCGAGTGATCGAAGCCGATCAGGTCGCTACACCCAATCTAATCCGATGGTTCAGCAGCGCCGTTGACGGCATTGCATTCGACGCCTTCGGTAACCCGGTCGAGTATCACGTCCTGAAAAACCATCCGGGCGAAGGTTTTTCACGGTTCTCACTTGATTACGATCGCATCTCTGCTGCGGCGATGGTTCACTACTTCCGCACGGACCGGCCAGGCCAGAGCCGTGGTATTCCCGAGATCACACCGGCATTGCCGCTCTTCGCACAACTACGTCGATACACCTTGGCCGTGCTGGCTGCGGCCGAGACGGCGGCGGATTTCGCAGCGGTACTCTTTACCGACGCTCCGGCCAACGGTGAGGCCGATCCGGTCGAGCCGATGGATCTGGTGGAACTCGAACGCCGCATGGCCACCGTGCTCCCCGGGGGTTGGAAGCTCGGCCAGGTACAGGCCCAACAACCTACGACGACATATGCCGAGTTCAAAAAAGAGATCCTCAATGAAATCGCTCGCTGTTTGAATATGCCTTTCAACGTCGCCTGCGGAAATTCCTCGGGGTACAACTACGCCAGTGGCCGGCTCGATCACCAGACGCACTATAAATCGATCCGCGTCGATCAGGCGCAGATGGGCTCAATGGTACTCGATCGTGTGCTCCGAGCCTGGTTGGACGAGGCGATACTAATCAGTGACTTTCTGCCAATGTGGCTGCGATCGGCCACGTTCCGCGATCTGACTCACCAGTGGTTTTGGGATGGACAAGAGCATGTCGACCCGGCCAAAGAGGCCAATGCCCAGGCCACGCGACTCTCGAACCACACGACCACTCTGGCCTACGAATACGCCCGGCAGGGACGCGATTGGGAAAGCGAACTGCGACAACGAGCGAAGGAAGTCGCACTGATGAACAAGCTGGGGCTGCCGATGGCCCACGCGCAACCGACATCGGTTTCTGTGACAAACGACAAGAACGACCCATCTGAAAACGAGGAGAATTGAAGAAATGCCGCTTCCCACACGCAACATCGACGAATCGCACGACCAGTTTATCATCCGATGCATGGCTGATCCCATGATGATCCAAGAGTTTCCTGATACGGACCAGCGACGTGCCGTCTGCCAATCGAAACTGAAGGCCAGCGGGCTGCTCAACTTGGTGAGCGAGCCGGGTGCGATCACGATCGAGGCCGCCGCGGACGGCGAACCGCCGGCCGACGGCAAGCCAAAGCTGCCAAAGTTTTCGATGGTCGCTTATACCGGCGGTGTGATGCGGATCGCCGGTTGGCGGTGGCCGTTGGTCGTCGATCTTGCAGGGCTTGGCATCCCATCCCAAAATCGCCCGATCCGTTTCGGCCATGATATGCAAAGCGGCGTCGGGCATACCGACGTGATCCGGATCGAAGACGGCAAACTGTTGGCCGCCGGTGTTGTCTCGCGCGATACGACCGCTGCGAGGGAGATCGTGGCATCCGCCCGAAACGGATTCCCGTGGCAGGCCTCGATCGGCGCCGGAGTCGAAGAGTACGAGTTCATCAAGCCCGACCAAAAGGTGTTGGTCAACGGCCGCGAGTTCTTGGGACCCTTGAACGTCGTTCGCAAGTCGACCTTGGGTGAAATCAGTTTTGTGGATCTTGGCGCCGACGGCCAGACCAGCGCAAACGTGGCGGCATTGGCCACCCCCTTCAAACAGGAGAATTCGGTGATGGGAGACAATATATATAAGGGCGCGGATTCGCAGGCAAACACCCCCGCCTCTGGGGAGCCTAGCGGTGTTCAGGCTGCCGGCACACCGGTATTGGGCCAGCCCGCCGAAAATACCGTTCAGCAAATGCGGGCAGAGGCGGCGGCCGAAAGCGCCCGGATCGCCGCGATGCGTCGGCTCTGTGACGGAAAATATCCCGACATCGAGGCCCGGGCAATCCGCGAGGGCTGGGATGCAATGCGTTGCGAGTTGGAAATTCTGCGTGACACTCGCCCGAAGGCCCCGGCGGCGCACGTCCACAAAACGAATGTTGTCAACGGTGCGATTCTTGAAGCGGCCTGTCTGTTGACCGCCAAGCTCGATCACGTTGAAGACCTGTATGACGAGCAAGCGCTCGAAGCGGCTCAAAAACGTTTTCGAGGTGGCATCGGCTTGCAGGAGTTAATTTTGGAGGCGGCTTGGGCCAATGGCTATACCGGCCGCAGCTTCCGCGACAGCCGATCGATCATGCGTTTTGCGTTCAAGCCGGAGTTGGAGGCCGGATTCTCGACGGTCGACATCGGTGGCATTCTCTCGAATGTGGCAAACAAGTTCTTGTTGGAGGGATTTTTTGCGGTCGAGCGGACGTGGCGCAACATCTGCGCGGTGCGGAACGTTTCCGATTTCAAAACGGTCACGAGCTATCGGCTGATCGGCAAGGATCAATACGAACAGATCCCGCCGGGTGGTGAACTCAAGCACGGAACATTGGGAAACGAGACCTACACGAACAAGGCCGATACCTACGGCCTGTTGCTGTCGATCGATCGCCGCGACGTCATTAATGATGATCTTGGCGCGATCACCACCGTGCCCCGAAAGCTCGGCCGCGGTTCGGGCCTGAAGATCAACGATGTTTTTTGGGCCACGTTCATGAAGAACTCGACGTTCTTCACGGCCGACAACAAGAACTATCTGACGGGTGCCGACACGGCGCTGACGATCGACGGCCTAACCAAGGCGGAAGTCGCCTTCATGGACTTGACCGACAGCGATGGCAAACCGATCGGCATCATGCCGTCGATTCTGTTGGTCCCAACGTCCTTAAGTGCGATGGCCACGCAGCTCTACAAATCGATCGAGTTGCGCGACACCACTTCGAGCACAAAATATCCGATCGCCAACCCGCACCAAGGCAAATTCCGGGCCGAGGTAAGCCGGTATCTGACCAACAGTCGCTACACCGGCAATTCGAGCAAGGCATGGTACTTGTTGGCCGATCCGAGCGACGTGCCGGTGATCGAGGTGGCGTTCCTCAACGGCCAGGAGCCGCCGACGATCGAGACAGCGGAAGCCGACTTTTCCGTGCTTGGCGTCCAGCTACGTGGCTATCATGATTTTGGCTGCAATTTGCAGGAAAACCGCGCAGGAGTGAAATCGAAGGGCGAAGTCTAAAGGTGGATGATCCATGAAGGGCGCGAAGAACACAAAATAATCCTTTGTGAACTTCGTGTCCTTCGTGGAGATTGTTCGTTGCGATTTACACATCATCATAGGAGAGACTATTCATGGCACTTGCAGTATTTTCGCATGACGGCAATGCCGTCGATTACACCCCGGGCTCCGACGTCGCTGCCGGTGATGTCGTAGTTCAAGGGGACTTGGTGGGCGTTGCCCGCACGCCCCTCGCGGCCAACGCCCCTGGCTCTCTGGCCGTAACCGGCGTGTTCGATCTTCCCAAGGCAACGGGCGCCAGCACAGCCATCGCCGCCGGCACGAAAGTCTATTGGGACGCGACCGAGAAAAAGGCCAAGGCCGACGACGAGTCGGGAGCCAACAAGCTTCTGGGAAAGACGGTCGCAGCCGCAACGGACGCTGATGCGACGGTCCGCGTTCGGCTGAGCCAGTAGAGGAAGTCGTGGCCGACCTTTTGCAACAGGCTTCCAATTGGTTGGAGGCGAAGCGAACGCAATTCGCCTCGCACGTAGTCACCTACGTGCGGGGCGAACGGTCCGTGGAACTGCCTGCCACGATCGGCAAAACAACTTTCGAGGTTGATGATGGTTATGGAGTATCGGTGCGGCATGAATCTCGCGATTTTTTGATCCTGACAACGGATTTGATTATTGACGGCCAACAAGAAGAACCCCAGCGCGGCGACCGGATCCGGGAGACACAAAACCAACACGTTTTTGTCTACGAGGTGTCCGCTCCCGACAAAACGCCTTGCTGGCGATACTCCGACGCGTTTCGTAAAACCTTCCGGATTCACACCAAGCAGATTGAACAACAAGGTGCAATATGACTGCCGTAGCCATTCAGATCGCCGA